ATAGGAGCATTAAAACTAATCAACCTAGATATTATGTTAAGTGATGCTGGGGTTCAATTCAATTAAAAATCATATTATTTAAGCTATGGCACAAATAGATAACCCAAGAAAGAATTTCCAATTCTCTATTGTAATTACTCCGATACCTATGAACCCTTGGTTGGCTCAGAAGGTAAATATTCCAGATATTTCGGTGGATATAGTAGAGCACGGGGATTCTAATCATGATATTAAAACTGGTGGTAGAAAAAAGTATACCACAATTAATATTGATAAAATATCCACCACAGATGGACCAGATAATTATTTCTTTGATTGGTGCGCTGGGGTACAAGATGTAGTAATCGGGGGTGGTTTACCTCCTTCTGCCTACAAAAGGATAGTAACAATTTATGAATACTCAGAAGATGGACAAACCATAATTAACACTTGGATCCTTACGGGGGCTTGGCCATCTAAAATCAACGGTATTGAATTAAGCAGAACTGCCTCTGATAATACAATAGAATCTGTTGAACTATGCGTTGATAAGATTGAGAAAATATAATTACCCCAATTCAATACATATAAATTAAAGTAAGGCGATCTTCATGGTCGCCTTCTTTGTAAAATTCCACAAAAGATGCAAAAACCAGAAACAGAACAAACCCCTAAAGAAATTACCGAGGTAGCTTTATATGGGGACCTAAAAACCTTTATTGGACCTTCAGGTCATAGTTATACCATACAAGAACAAAATGGTGAACATGATTCCTTATTATCAAATATCTCTTCAACCATGTCTGGGGATAATTACGATATGTTTGTTGCCAGTATAGTTATTAAAACAGATCTTACCACCTCTGGTAAAATTATGGGCCATGATGTACAAAACATACCATCATTGGATTTTGCCATGATAATTTTACAATCAAGGTTACATTCCTTGGGTGCAGAAATTAAATTTACCTATGAATGGGAAACTGGAAAACCATCTAGATATATAGAGGATTTAAAATTATACCTACCTGATTTTTCTTTATCCGCGGAAGACTTAGAATTATGGATTAAAGCTAATCCTTTATCCTGTCCTAAATACCCCAACGGTAATAACCCATTGGTTGAATTTACAACCACTAAGTCAAATAAATTTAAATTTAGTATAGCAACTAGGGGGATAGAAAAACTAATGCTAGGAATGGATGAGGGCGATCTTGATATTAATACTAAACTTAAAATTAGGGGTCTTAAACAAGAACTTGAAGGAAAATGGATAACAGTAACTAATTTCCAATATATTAAAGCGGCAGAGATGCGTCAAATTAGGGGTTACCTTGATAAATTTGATCCTACCTTTAATGCTGTTTCAGAAATTACTAATCCGGTTAACAAAATGAAACATACCATTTCATTATTAGAATTACAGGATTTTTTCTTTCCAGCGGAGATTTAGAAAAAGATTATTTCTTTCTCTGTAAACATAACGTTAACATGGATTACTTCAAATTTTTAAAGTTACCATGTACAAAGAGGAAAAGGTTATTAAATCTCTGCGAAGAACATCAGATAGCAGAAGCAGAAGAATTAGATAAGTTAAAACACACCACTTAAATGGTCGGAATATTCGGAAGTAGTAGTATAGGTATTGGAGTTTCAATTGGCTTGGTAAATAGGTTTTCAGGACCTGCTAAACAAGTTATTAGGGATACTCGTGCAATGTCTGCTGCCCAACAATCAATGTATCGAAAAAACCTAGAGATGTCTAGGAATGCCAATGCAATGGGTGCGGTAATCGGGGTTTCAATGTTAAGGGGTTTAAGTGAATGGACTAAGGTAGGGGCAGAATTTAAATATATAATGGCATCTGTAGGGGCAGTTACCCAATCTACCGATAAACAATTACAATCATTATCTGATACCTCTAGAAAGTTAGGTAAAGATACCATGTTTACAGCATCTGATGTGGCATCTGGTATGAAGTTTATGGGTATGGCGGGTATGAATGCCGAAGAAGTACAAGCCAATATTAAAGCAGCAGTATCATTAGCCGGATCAACCCAATCCTCATTAGGAGGTAAGGGTGGGTCTGCCGATATAATGACAAATGTTATGAAGGCTTTTGGTGGAGGTCCAGATGATGCCATGAAATATGCCGATATTCTTACAACTGCCACCGTATCTGCCAACACTTCTTTATGGGATTTAGGTGAAGCATTAAAATATTCTTCTTCCACCTTAAAAACCATGGGTTACGGAGTAGAAGATGCTACAATGATGGTGGGTGTCTTAGGTAATGCGGGTATACAAGGATCCATGGCTGGTACAGCTATAGAAAACATGGTTAGGTATATTACCAAAGCCTCTGGGGAATTTAGGACTGGAAAGCAAGGGGACGCTTTAAAAATGCTAGGATTACAACCTGCTCAACTTGCAGATTCACAAGGTAACCTAAAAAACTTGAAAGATATCCTAAAAATGATAGGGGGTCAAGTAAAAGGGATGGGTAACATTGCTAGGCAGAATGCCATGAACCAAATATTTGGAGTAAGGGGAAATAGATCTGCTGCCTTATTGGTGGATAATCTAAATGATGTGGATGATCTATATAACAAAATATCTAATTCATCTGGGACTTCTAATCAAATACTCGGAGTAATGATGGATACCTTAAGGGGAAAAACATTACAACTTAAATCTGCCTGGGATGATTTTAAAATTGCATTTACCGAAGGTTTAGAACCTTTACTAATGATAGGTGCCACTGTATTAACCAAAATATTAAACATTACAACCACTATATTTGATACACCTTATATAGGTACTTTTTTAGCCGTGGGTATTACAGGGTTTATTGCCCTTAAAACAGCTACCATGGCTTGGGCAGCAATATCTTCTGGAATTAAATTAATGTATATGGCAAACAGCGTTGCCTTTAATGGTTTTCGAGCTTTAACTATAACAGGTTATGGTCAAATGGCGGCAGGTGCAGCAAGGTTTGGTGCAGCAGCAGGTGCAGCCAATATGGCCGCTGCCGGTGGTGGTTATGGAGCTTTAGGTGGTGCTTTAAGGGCTAATGCTGCCGGAAGAGCTATAAGGGGTGTTGGTAGAAGAGGGGCTGGTAGGTATGTATCTATGGCCGCCGGGGGATTAGGAGGTAGATATATGCAGAGATATGGAACACGGGTAACCGGGTCTGCCGCAGCCAGAAGAATGGCAACTGTTAGGATATTTGGTATAACAAGAATAATGCCTATGCTTACAAGTGCACTTACATTTTTATCAGGTCCAATAGGTTTATCTTTAATGGCAATCACTGGGGCTATCTATGCTTTATCATCAGCTCAAAAACATAGGGCTGAAATGGCCCATGGTAGAATAAGTGCTAGGCAACAACATTACGCATCCACTGGAATATCAATGGGGCATGATGCCGGTTATGAGTTTACCTCTGCAAGAAATCAAGGTGATATTGGTGGACAAAGGGCTGCGGTATTAATGAATTACCTACTTACTCAATCGGCTGCGGATAAAGCCTCGGGTAATACCTCGGTATTTACAAATGTATTTGTGGATATGGAAACTCAGGTACAAACCAAGGTAGAGCAATTAACAGATGACAAATATTATAAAGACGGATTTAACTAATGGCAAAATTAATACCACCTTACCTTCAAATAATAGGAGCAGCCTCTACTAAGATAGTTGTTATTCCAGAAGTACTAAAAGCCGCTAATATTGCCGGGAAATTATTACGTCTAGTTATACTAATAGATAGACAAAGGGGTTATCTTGGTAATGTACCCGTTAATGGGCTAGATCCAAATAAGGAAGACTTAAGAGATGATATTATTTACCAATCTGCTAAACGTAATTCCTCAAGTGACCCCGCTGATGGATTAGATCCAAACAAGAAAAATTTAAGAGATGACATTATTTTTCAATCTTCTAAACGCCAAACCAAAAAACAGAATGACACGAACCAAATATTTGGAGTAAGGGGAAATAGAGCTACTGCCACGGTTAAAAATACTTTAGGTAAGGATAGAATAAGAATTATTGATTTAGATTTTAATCAAGGAGAAGGTAAAACTTATGATTATATTGATTTACCCTGCATACCTTTAAAGGTTAGTTATAAACCCACTTCAAAATTTGCTGCCATACATACCATAGGTAGAAACAATCCTTATTATTATTACACGGGGTCAGAAGACACTTTATCATTTAAAGTTGATTGGTACAGTGAAAAATATAGTAGAGAAGATGTTATATATGCTTGCCGGTGGTTAGAAACATTAACCAAAGCAAATGGAGATGATAATCCTCACCGAGTAAGAATAATGTGGGGTCAAGATGATAAATTATATAAAGATCAACATTGGCTATTAACCAGTGCCCCGTATGAAACCTCATTATTTAACAGGGGTTACAGGGATCCAAAACAAGATATGAAATATTTTTCAACTTCCTTATTACCCACTCAAGCTTACCAAGATTTGGAATTTAAAAGAATTACCAAAGACAGTTTATTATATACTACCATGATGGGAGGTATAACAAATGACCATGAATCACAAAAAAATACAGGGGCTATCTCTGGAGGTAATACAGTTTAATCATGCCAGAATCATTTGAATTTCCAGACAGTGCCTTTAAAAAAGGTAGAATATTAACATTCCCAGATGGGGATAGTATATTAATACGGGATAAAATAACTCATACAGCCAATACAGATGATAATTATCATTTGATTAGTGAGTCAGATACTTTGGGAGATATAGCTCATAGGTATTATAAAAACTGTAAACTTTGGTGGATTATTGCTGATGTAAATTTAATTGATCATCCTTTACTTTTAAATCCTGGGGACACTTTAATTATACCAAAATTATCAAACATTTCCAATGGACAATTTGAATAGTCAGGGTTTTAATAAACCCACAGTAGAGATTTTTGCTGGTAATGGTTCATTACTAAAATACCCAGACGGTAGAAGTTTGGGTGATGAAGTACATAAATTTAATTATGTGTTTGATGAAGAAGGTGATGATAAATGTAATATAGTATTTAAATTTAATGACCCAACCTTTGTTGATCACCCTTCATTAAGACATGACAGAATAATATATGTAAGATGGGGTTATCCTAATACCGCTGGAGGTATGTCCGCTCGAAGGTTAATCGCTATAAGAGATACCATTACCAATTATGATTCAGGGGCAATACGCCATGAATTAATTTGTACAGATCAGGTTGCTTATTTAAAAACCATGCAGCATAATGTGGATGAGCAACAAGGGCTTATAGAATGGATGAAAGGGTTAGCTATAGCAAAATTAAAAGGAATTAAAGTTAGATTAAGAACATCCAGTAAAGGTTATATTTGGACTAATGAAACACAACCAACCGGGGGTGATATAAACATATTAAATGGTTTAATAAGTGTTAGGCAAGATAACACTTTTATGGTTAAACCTATTGTACCAGCGGGTATGTCTGTATATAGGGTTTTAAAAGAAGAAATTAAATTACTTAAAGACGGTCCCTATTTATTAGATGGCCGAGATGGTACCCTTGATATTAGGAAAAGAGATTTTGCGGGAATAGTATTACGTACTTTTAACGTGGGAAATGGTAAAGAAGAGGTTGTATCATTTATTCCAAAAAGCCAGGTTAGGAAAAACGAAATGGAAGCCACTGAATATGGTTCATTAAATGGAACAGATGGAACAGGTACTATAGGAGTGGAAATAGATGCAAATTCATCTACCTTAGAAAACCTTAAAACCCAAGCAAATTTCCCAGATGAAACCAACGATTTATATAATGACTTGGAAGCGGCATTTGAAAAAGGTATGACCCCGGAAGATGCGGTTGGTTATATAGATGGAATTAAAACAGATTACCATATAACCAACCGGGGACCAGCTATGATAAATGCCGGGGATGGTGGTTTAAATATGGCTAAAGATAATCTATTTTTTAACGCTCATTTATATGATGTAAGTAAATATAACCATTGGAGTGTACCAGAACAAACAGAATTAGCAGAAAGAAAATTAGAAAACCTAATTAGGGAAATGCACCAAGATAAATATCAAGCTGAATTAACAACTCTTGGTATACCCCAATTAATACCCAACAGAAGTATATATATGAATGGTAAAATTGCTTCTATGCACAAAGGTAAATATTACATTAAATCGGTTACTCATAAAATTGATAGGTCAGGTTACCTAACATCATGTAGTTTAATTAAAACACCTTTTGCTATAAATGTAATTAAACAAAAAACCACTTCCAAAATAGAACATTTTAACACTAAAGAACAAGAAAAAAAGGAATCTTTTAATATACCCTGGATGCCTATATCAAACACATTTGATGGTCAATATGACCTGGATGAAAATTAATTAATATGTTAAGTAACTTAGTAGATTTTGGTTTTGAGTTTTATAAGAAATATTATTCTTCTTATCGAGGTATAGTAGTGGGGTTTGATGACCCCTTAGAATTAGGTAGGGTAAGAATATCGGTTCCCCAAATAATGGGTAAAACAAAACAAGGAACTTTAGCTTGGCATAAAGGGGGATGGAAAGGTGAAGATTGTGGTATTCAAATTCCTTTACAAAAAGGGGATATGGTATGGGTTGAATTTGAATATGGTAATGCAGCTTATCCCCTTTGGAGTTATGGCCATGCCCATGGTAATCAAAAACAACCCAAAGAATTTACAGAAGAAGTTTATGGTTTAAAAACACCCAAGGGTATTATTATAACCTGTGATGATTCTAAAGATTTAATAACGGTAATAAACAAAGCGGGTAGTACAATAACTATTGATGGAAATAAAATTTATATAGGTAAAGGTAAAGGTATTTCTATAGATAATCAAAAAGTAGTTCTTGGGGGTGGTTCTGCATTAAGTGAACCTTTATTAAAAGGAAATAAAACTGTTTTATTATTAACAAGTTTATTAGCTCTTTTAAAAACCTTTACCACAATAACAACCCTACCCACTTTACCCACCGCACCAAACCCAGCAACTGTAGCAGCTATAACCGCCCTTGAAATACAACTTACGGCTCTTACATCAACAAACACTTTTACCGATTAACAAGCTCATTCTATTTATACCATGGCTATCACTCAATTACAACAACAATTAATAGGTAAAGGGATAGTTTATCCTATCATACTTAATGGTTATGGCAGGCCCGATTATAAAACAGGAATAACCCTAATTAGGTCTTCTATATTAATCATACTTACCTGGCCTTTATTTAGTCGATATTTTTTAAAAACCTTTGGATCTAAACTTTTTGATTTATTGGATGAACCTAATGATGGTATTTTAATTTCCCTAATAGATCAATTTGTAATTGACGCACTTAACACATGGGAAAAAAGGATTATATTAATAGCCGTAGATATTGAAACAACAGCCTTTGATAAAGTATCAGTACAATTAACCTATCGAATTATTGATACCCAACAAGAAGATATATTTACTTTCCCATTTTATAGGGAAATAACTCAATAAACATGAACAACCCCTGGATAAATTATTTTAACCGTTCTTATAGTTCTATAAAACAAGCTTTAATAACCAAGTTAACCGTGCAAACTCCTGAGATGACTGACCTCAGTGAATCCAACCCATTAATTATACTTATATCAATGTTTGCCGGGTTAATGACTCAACTGGGTTATTACATTGACAATATGGCTTTAGAAGCTTTTGTAGTTAAAGCCAAAAGGTATACCTCTTTGGTTTCTCATGCCAAATTATTTGATTACCGGATTAAATCAGCCATACCATCCAATGCTGACCTTACCATTACCCTATATAATACAGATATTTTAACTCCTATTGGTTCTAACTTAACCATTCCTAGTGGAACTATATTTGCTACTAATAATGACATAAGGTTTTTATTACTAAACGACTACATAATGCTTGCCGGAGAGTCTACTTTTAACCTAACGGTATCCCAAGTAACAAGTAATACGGGTTTAGATTTAGGGTTTACTAATGGTAACATTAATCAAATATTTGCTTTACCTACAAATTACGCCCATGATTCTGCTGTATTATTAATACAAGGTATTTTATGGGAATTACGAACAACCCTAGGTAGATCAAACGCTTTTGATAAACACTATATTATCGATGTTAGTGAAGATAGGATTCCTTACATTAAATTTGGAGACAACACAAATGGCTTAATTCCCACCTCAGGGGAAACGGTTATTCTTAATTACAATGAAACTGAAGGTTCTAATGGTAATGTAGATCCTGGTACAATAACTAATTGGCTTGCTCAACCAACCATTGCGGGCATTGACGAAATAAAAACTACAAATACAAACAAATCTTCTAATGGGGATAACATACAATCTTTAACTTTAATTCAATCTTCATTACCTTTATCTATAAGAACCCTTGATAGGGCGGTAAGTAAACAGGATTATATAGATACTTCAAAATTAGCACCGGGTGTTAAATATGCCGATGTATTTTGGGAATGTGGTAAAATTATAGATATTTACGTTGCGCCCATTGATGGGGGTATAGCTGCCCTTGGTTTATTACAATCTACCAAAACCTATGTAGACTTTAGAAAAATGTATACCACTGAAATCAGGGTATCTCCATCGGGTGAAACCTTGATTATTTTAGAGATGAATATTACCGCTAATAATTATGTTGAATCTTTATCATGTGAAGCTGCCGTTAGGTTAGCCCTATTAAATAAATATGATTTTGATGGATCTAATGTTAATAGGAAAGTAAGGTTATCTGATATATATTCTGTGGTAGATAATTTACCTGAAGTAGATTTCTTGGATATTACTAAACTTACCACTCAAGCTTACGCTAGGCCTACCTTACATTTACTACAATTAAATGGGGTTATTATAACCCAACCTAATTCAACCACTCGTCAAGAATGGAGGTTAGCTTATGATGGTACCACCTTTAGGTTATTAAAAGATAACCTATTTATAACACAAATCGAAATAGATATTCCTTATATTAATAATGATATTTCCATCATTATTTCAAACTCAACCTATACATCGGGTATGGAGTGGATCTTTATTAGTTATCCGTATAATGAAAATATTGAATTTGATGATTTTACAGTTCCAATTTTAAACTCTGAAAATCTTATCATGAATATAACAACCACTCCATAATGGCAATATTAGAATTTAAATGGTTAGACTTCTTTTGGGAAAAGTTTTCTTTTTATTTTAAACAAAAAGATACCTACAAAGATGATCAGGGTAAAGGTTTATTCCAAAGATACCTTGAGGTATATGGGTATGAATTAAAAGATATAGAACCTTTATGGGAAGAATACATACAAAGAACTCGAGATTTAGATACTTGTCAGGATGAATACCTACCTTTAATAGCTAATGATCTTGGGTCACCACCCAACCCCCTAGGTACTTTAGTAGGCTTAAGGAAAATATTAAAATATTTAGTTACCGTATATAAAATCAAAGGTACTTTAGAATCCTTACAAATTATATTAGAAATATTAGGGTACGATGTAATTATAGATATTGATTACCATGAGGATTCTTTATGGGACTTTCAAGATATAGATAATGACAACCCCATGTTATGGGATGAAGGTAATTGGGATGAGCTTTGCCCAACCTGTGTTCATTATTCAATTTTAATTAACTCTAATACTGATAACCCAGGTGAAGGAGATTATACAGATATTTCTTTAGAAGATTTAAATGACCTATTAGAAATTATACAATGGCTCGAGCCTATAGATGCAACACTAACTGGAATAAACCATAATATAGTTTATTGTGAAGATGTTCCTTTAGGTATATTAGAAGAATTGGAAGTACGATGCTTCGCTTATTCATTATGGGATGATGGTAATTGGGATGAAATAGATTTTGATACGGTATTTGATTGTGGAACTACCTTAATTGAAGGGGACGTTTTACCTGCAGTTCCAGCAAACCTTACCATTGCAGCCACAATGTTTAACCTTACCATTAACTGGGATGCGGCAGATGATGCTCTTGAATATGTATTGGAATACCGGGTAGATGGTGAAACAGATTGGGTAGAAGTAATATTAACCGGGTTAGAATTAATATTAAGTTCTCCAACCATTATCTATGAAGAAACCTATAATATTAGAGTAAAAAGTAGAAATACAATTGGGGATTCTGATTATACAACAATACAGGATGGAGTTACTTTACCAATAAGAGAAGTAGGGGCTGTGGGTCACTGGATATTAGGTTCAGATAATCCTAATTATAATGATTTAGAACCGGGTAATGTACTTTACCAACCATTAGCCGCCATAGGTAGTGGGCATTTTAATGAAACTAATTATTGTAGCATGATGGCTGAAGGTACTTCTCCATACATGCATGGTTTAAGAAGTCATCTTGCGGATAAAGCCTCTGAACAAACAGTTTTCTTAGTTGGTAAATTGGTAAAGGATGATGATTTATTAAACCCATATGCATATGGAGGATTAATTGCCGGAAATTTAAATGTTAGCGGTACTGAAGGGGGTATAGGAATTTTCCAACAACGTTACTATAATAATAACCAAAATAATGATTTCCATAAACTTTATTTAACCGATCGAAATAGTAATCCGTCAATGGAAATAACCCCTACTTCACCGGATGAATTTTTCTTTATAGCATGGTCTGTAGATGGAACTACTAAAAAAATATTATATTGTGATTCTTCAATGGCTGCTCCGGTTATTACAAATCAAACTGGGGTTATATCAATTTCAAACCCGGTAAGGAAATTAAGTTTTGGAAACACCTATTACTCTCATACCAATTACCGATTAGGAACTAATATTGCAGAAGGGGGAATAATACAATCAAGTCATAGTAATGCAGAATTAACCGCAATTTTTGATAGGTCAGTATTACGTATGGCTGAAAGGGGATTATCCATAAAGCAATAAACTAAACTTATTACAATAGATAAATGAAAGGAGAAGTTAGTATTTACCAAGGGGATAATCTAGTATTACAAAAAGCTAATACAATATATCCAATAGCAAAATTTTATATTGCTTCTAGTATGGGGTTCTTTCCAGACGCTAATTACCTTTTAAATGAGCTAATCATAACCTACAATAATGGGGGTGAGGATTTACTTTACAACCTACCCATTGGTTTATATGGTAATAATGGGGGCTCAGCGGTAGCTTTTAAATCCACTTTGGAAATTAATTCTTTTAATGGCACCATAACAAAGTTACAAATACATAACTCTAACCTTCAACAAGATTTTGCTTCCCTAATTATACCCGATATAGTAAAAGAACCCAATCAATCTTACCTTCTAACCTGGCAATTTACCTTTAGTTAACTATGAAAACAAGTATTACTATCTTAATTTTATCTTCCGTATTAGGAGCTTTTTTCTATGACATCATAGATGATTTTATCTCCAATAAAGCCCAATTTTTACCTATTATTTTAGCGGTTATAACTGATGCTATATTTTCCAGTATTAAACATTTAAAACGTGGAACCTTTAAAACCTCAAAATCTTTACTCTTTACAGCAAAGATAGCTTCCTTCGGGGCTTTACTTTATGTAATTATTAAAATGGAACAAGGGTATGATTATATAGATTGGCTATCCGAAGCAATTATGATTCCCATATTGGTATCTCAACTATTAAGTATTCTTAAGCATTGGTATGAACTTGGTATTATTTCAGGTAAATTGTTTGATAAAATTTTACAAAACATTGATCAACATAAAACTGGTACAAAAACATCTAACGAAGATAATATAGCTGGTAACCATGAAGACTAATCTTAACCTCAAAATACAAGGTCACGTAAATATCAAAAATCAAGTAGGTATTATATTATATAACAACCACAATGATATTGATCAAGCCATAGCGGTAGCAGTAGTAGCAACTAGGTTATCGGGAGGAATAAATGCCGATACTAATGGTATTACCCAACTAGAATTTAATTACGGGTCAAATTTAACGGGTTTAGTTGACATTACTTCTTATACGGTTGAAGATGGGGTATTAACTCTTACCATTATTTTAACCGATGAAAATTTTATAGGTACATTAAATCATTTATATCTTAAAACACCAATAGAAGAAACTTTCTCATCAAGGGAAAATATAAATATAACCAAGGAAGAAGGGGAAACTCTTTACATTACATGGAAATTAACTTTCATTATATAATCAAATGGCAGAAACACAACACAGATACTTTGAATGGAAGACACCTATGGGGTCAGCCAATCATGGGATAGCTAACCAAGGGTTTTTACCTAAGGGAGTCTACAAGGGATTTAACACCATTACTAATGGTGGTGGGATAGGTATAAACTTAACTCTTTCTCATACTGATGATTTTAAATTCATCAAATCAGATCAAACTTTTTCGGCAAACACCGGGATAGTGGTTACTCCCCAAGGTAAAACACTTTATATAGAGGGTTCTCCAGAACCTTTAAATATAAACGTAGGTGGGGGTACAGATAGAATAGATTTATTAATAATGGAACATGAGATTGTAGAAATAGTAGGGGGTTCTCCTGCAGTATTTTCTGTAGTTCAAGGGGCTTCTGATGGAACAGTACCTGTTTTACCTTCTTCTACAAAACAAGTAATCTTAGCTTATGTATATGTTGGTAATGGTATAAATACCTTTAATGGTTTAACCTTTTCATATCCTGAAACTCCTTTGTTTAATAACCTTACCGGTTTTGCATTTTTAGACAGAGTACAACAATTTATAAGTACTCAAGCTCTACAAAAAGAAGGTACGGTAGATGGTTCTTCTATTATTACCGTAGACGGAGATAATTCCGCTTCAGTAACTTTAAACCCTGATGGTAATTATTTTGTATTACCAAACTGGGGTACAACCGATAGTTTAACAAGGATACGTTTTATAGGTTTAACAGATGGTTTACCTCCGGAGGGAACAGAAATAACTTTTAAATGTTCACATACTTTTGCGGGAGTAAATAGGGAAGCTTTTGATGACAGTAACGGTTTTGCCTTATCAGATAACTTTACCACCACTTCTACCTTTAACACCTTCCAAGCGGGGGACATATTTAAAGTTAGATACCATGGTTTAAATTCTGAAGATGAAGCAATATGGAACTTGGTATCAGCTTCTCAATGTATTGCTCGGGCAGTTTCAAGTTTAAATTCTGAAGTAAACACATTACAGGGAGAGATGGTAACACTACTTGGAGAAATGGATGTGCTTGTCGATGAAGTAGAAAGTTTAGAAACAATTGGGTTTTCTTTATCAAATCCAACTTTAATAACTTCTAATGCCGGAACCGTAAGTGGGTGGACATCAAGTGAAAATATGCTTTATCTTAAGGATGATTTTGCAACGGTAAGCCTTGACACAACTCTTACCCTATCCGATAACTCCTTAACCCTTACTCTAAACCTTTCATCGGTATTTAACTTTATAACTTCCAATATTGATGGAGGTTTAGCCTCAATAGGGGCAGAACTAATTTCGGGTGATCCAGTGGTAATGCAGGCAGATCATGATACTAATTCTATTATTATAACCAAAACATCTGGTTTGAATTTTGCTGCAGGTTCAATAAGAATTACGGGGCAAGTTTCCTTCTTTGCAAATATGGCTTAACCCAATAACAGTTTATTATCTAA